GGTTATCGCATCGCAATCCACAACTCCCAGAGTCGCAAGTATATCAAGCGAGTGATTCGCAAGTATACCGACAGGATGGCAAGCCCATCCCATGCTGGACATGGCAAGCCTGTTCACGTCATCTGGAACTAAACCCTAACTTGTATTAAAAATGATTAAAATTAACGATATCGTTCTCACCGCACAAAACAATCTTTGCAAAGTGCAAGCCATTCGCAGTAAAATTGCTTTGCTCAAGGGCGTTGGCTCCGACAAAAAGCTAATTGCTTGCGTAAAGGATCTCCGCACCCTCAAGCCCTTCCACGGAATCACAACCATTATTTAAGACATGGCAGTCAAAGTTACATACGAAAATCTTTACAAGTACAGGGAAACTGGCGACAAGTTTGTTTCTCACATCCGCACCCTGAAGGGTGGAGATCCAGACATCCGCACTACCTGGGCAAAGGACATGGAACAAGCCTGGAAGCATATCACTTCTTGCTCTCGTGATGGTCGAGAAGCCTACAAGATTGTAAAGGTCGAGGAAAAGACCGAACAGGAATATGCAGATTATTCGCTGATGCAGGAGCATATGTATCAGGAAATTTCTCGTCACCATCGGATGGGGATTGAGTAATTCCCTTGACATTTTTTAATTTCCTGCCATACTTAAAGACATGGAAAATCAAATTGAATCACCTTTTGTCCTGACCTCCTTGAATCAGCACAACATTATTTTACGCAAGGACAATCCGTTTTATGAACCGACTGGTCGAGACATGCCAATGAGCATTGACTGCGTTCTGTCGAACAAAGACAGGCTGGAAGAAGTAACCGACCAACTGGGGCTGCCCGAATCGGATTGTGTTTGGGTGTTACACGACGAGTAAGTTTTTACTTACTAAACTTATCGACCGCTAGCCCGCTCTATGACTGGGCTGACAGCCGATAGGTTTTTGGCACGGAACGTGCAGGCCGCCCCGTGCCAAATGGCTCTATCACTGGGCTGGCGGCCGATACTTAGGTAAGTATTAACTTATATTAAAAGTAGTATTTATTCCGAATTAAATTCGAATTAAATGGATTAAATGATTTCTCCCCGAATTTTTGACAATTTAAAGAGCTTTAAACGATTTTTTTTGAAATTATTTTGCTGTTTGGCTCTATTACTGGGCTCGTGGCTCGATTTTGTTCTCGTATTTTTCCAAAAATGCTTTATAATGTATTACATAGAAAATTGAGAAAGACCTTTTAAGAACCACAAACCAAAAAAAACCATTATGAAAAACATCGCTGACCTTCCGCAAGAATTCCAGAACCTCTTTGCCGAGCTTAAAGCCGAGCAAGACATTCACGAAGCCATTGACGGCACACAAACAAAAGCCTCGAAGGAGGACATTCTTGACGAAGTCGTTTTGCTCAAGACCGACGTTGACGTTGACCCTATCGACGAAGACGACGAAGAGCAGATTGACATGACCGCAGTCAGTCCTGCCATGCTCGCCATGTTCAGCTAAACCTATTAACTTATATTAAAAATGATTGATTTATTTTTATTTCTCGCAGTCGGTCTTATTTGGTTTGTGTGGGGCTTGCAAGTCGCTTGCTCCCACATCTCAAAGGATTGAGCAGTTCAAGCACTCCCCCCCCATTAATCAAAAAAAAGCCCCCCCGCAAAAAAAAATCTTGAGGGGGGGGTGGTTATTTTCATAATCAAACCCTATAAGAAAAAATAGGAACTATAGCATAACGTATAGTGGACGAGATACAGAGGGAAGACGTAAGCCTTAAGGAGTAGGCACGTTCGCGAAATCAGGAACCTGTGGGGCTCCTTCTTGAACGTTAGCCCCGCCCAAAATCTGACTTTCTGCACGGACTTGAGCAAGATCACTGCGGATCTTATTAACCGTCTCTTCGTCAGCAGTACTAACGACTTGAGCGGCTTGCGCGCGGCATTGATTCTCGATTGTAAGCAAAACTTGATTAAATTGCAAATTTGAAAACATTTTAGTTGCAACAAATTCGGTAAGCTCTGTCCGTTCTTCTTCGGACAGCACTGCGGGAGTGTTTTGTGTTTCTTCCATAATATGTAATATTAAAAGAAACTAATTAGAAATCCAGTCAAAAGGATAAGTTTTTTCGAAATTGATAATATAATAAATCTTAGATTCTCGGACAGTTGTTTTCGGTCGATAATTAATGTCTCTTAACAGGATTGTTAAGTCATCAACATAAACTTTCTTAATACGAACTACAATATTAGAGGCATCTTTATTAGAAAACGTCTCCTCGGAATATCTCTCACAAATGTCAACCGCTTCCATTCTTTTTGTTGTTATCCTGTTCCAGTAACAAGGCCACTTCGTTTATTTTCCCTTCTTTAATATATTCTGCGGGAGTCTTATTGTTTAGTTCTGAGCGGTTTTTGCTCAGCCATTTTGCTGCGCCGTATAAAGAGAAGCTGGACGTGATCTTTTTCATAAGCTCAATTTTGTTCATAAAATGCTCTTTGATTATAATACAAATCTTTTTGGTATTTTTTTATTAATATTTGCTGTTGTTGAATAATTTTCTCTTGTCCCCTGCTTATTTTAATGAGATCATAGATTGCAAGGTCTGCCTCGAGTAAGAGTTTATTATGTTTTTGCAGTTCTTCTTGGTAGGATTTATAGTTCTCTTGGATATAGTACTTATATAAATAGTGTTGTCCAACGGTATAACTTAAGAAAAGTATAAAAAATATAGACCTCACATTTAAATATACACAGGAAGAGTGTATTATATAGCGATGGCAAGAAAAAAGGCTTCTCATTTACAGGAAGAAAATTTGAAAGCACAAGACTTTAATGGTCTTATGTCTCATTTTCATGTTCAGTCCAAAAGGCTAACAGAAAAGCAGAGGCAATTTCTGGAAATAGCGCTAGACCCCGCAACAAATATTATTTTTTGTGCTGGACCCGCTGGCACGACTAAAACCTACGTTGCAGTCTATTCAGCCCTACGATATTTAAGTTCAAATGTAGACCTCGACTTGCTCTACGTTCGAACAGTGGTGGAAAGCGGAGAAAGAAACCTTGGCTCTCTTCCTGGTGACATAGATGAAAAATTTAATCCATACATGGCTCCACTAGATGATAAACTGCGAGAAATGATTAAGCCGTCAATTATTCCAGAGCTAATATCTAAATCAAGGATCCAAGCAATGCCTATTAACTATTTAAGAGGAGCAAGTTGGAATAATAAGATTGTTGTGGCAGATGAAGCACAAAATTTTACTTTTAAAGAATTAACTACTTTAGTCACGAGACTGGGAGAGAGTAGCAAGCTTATCATTTGCGGGGACTTCCTTCAATCAGATATTAATGGAAAGACAGGGTTTAAGACCATGTTTAATCTGTTTAATGATGAAGAGAGCAAAAAGAAGGGGATACATACTTTTGGGTTTACAAGAAAAGATATAAAGCGAAATAAAATTTTAAGTTTTATTATTGGTAAACTTGAAAGTGTGGAGCGTAGTTAGTGTATTAAGATACAACATGGACATTATTATTGCTGCCTCAATAGGAGCCGTTGCCACAATTGGGGCGGTTATTCTCAAGACGTACCTGCAGGCTTTTTTGGAAAAAGGTAAGCTTCAAAAGCATACCGTTCAAAATGAAGACGTTTATCGGGCGCTTGAGTATTCGCGCACGGAAATAGAATGCGATAGGGTGGTGGTTTATGAATTTCATAATGGAGATGTTTATTATTCAGGAAGTTCTCAGCAAAAATTTAGCAATACTTACGAAGTCTTGTCTGAGGGAGTAAGTTCTGAACTCAAAAACCAACAAAACTTAAGGGTTTCTTCTTTTAATAGATTTATTAAGCCTTTAGTGGATGAAGACGAATATGGTTTTTGGGATATAGATCAAGTAGAAGACATCGTAACAAAAACTTTTTTTGAAGATCAGGGCACAAAAAGTACATATTGTGTACCAATCCAGTTGTTAACTGGTAAAATTATTGGGATACTAGGTATAGACTACGTTAAGGGAGGGAAAAAGCTAAATGCCCAACAAAAGAATTTTATTAAAAATCAGTCCTGTATTATCGCAGGCTATTTAAAAGCTTAAAAAAAAACTTATAATATTGGTATGAATGTAGAATATTGTCAGCACTGTGGGTACAAAAATGTGTACGCGGGTATGGTTCCGAATTTCTGTGGGAGCTGCGGCCAGTCTTTGAACGGTTCAGTTGCTAGTGGTCCTACAATTCGTCGACCTCGCCAATCCGCGCAAAATGTAGAGGCCGATGCTGATCGTGAAATAGATAGAGTACCTTTGATAAATAAGTTAGAATATGAAATAGAAGGAGTAGGAGCTCAAAAAATGAAATTAAGAGATGTCATGTTGGAGCAGCCTTCTGAAAATAAAGTCAAAAGATCTAATCAAAGCCCTGATCGGCCGATAGCAGGGCCTAAAGACGTATTGATGGAGAGTATGGATATCTGCAAAAGCGCTAGAACCAAACCTCCTGAAGACGTTGAGTAAAAAGAAAAAAGAACCGAAACTAACCTACGCAGATAAAGCGGAGGTAATAGACGCGGAGTTAGCCAAACGAAGCCATAAATGGTTTCTCAACTCTGTTGCGTGGATGGACTATGACGATGTCAAGCAAATCATTCGCGCCCATATCCACAAAAAATGGGATCAATGGGATCAATCCAGGGCATTAGAGCCCTGGTTAAATAAAATTATCTCTAATCAATTAAAAAACATTTTAAGGAATAACTACGGGAACTATGTTCGCCCGTGTTTAAATTGTCCCTTTAATCAAAGTGGGCCACCGACAGAAGACAAGGACGGTCTTTGCGGCTTTACTGCTAGCGGTCTCCAATGCAATGAATGTCCGCTTTATGCAAAATGGGAGGTTACAAAAAAATCAGCATACATGACTAAGATGGCCGTGACCATAGAACATCATTCGCAAGAGGCTTTCTCGCTACCAGAAACCTCTTATCCGTGCCTTGAGGATGCAATTGGTAGAGTGCATGGTCGGATGAAGGACATGTTGAACGAGAAAAAGTATAAAGCCTATAAAATGTTATATATAGATAATCTATCAGACAGAGAAGTTGCTGAGGCCATGGGGTATAAAACATCAGAAACAGGCAGAACGGCAGGATATAAACAAATCCGCAATCTTAAAAAGTTTTTTAAAACAACCGTAGAAGAACTTCTTCAAAAAGAAGATATAATTATTTCATCAAATGGAAAAAGAACTTACTGAGCAACAGAAGGCGTATATAGATTCCAATCACAAGACCATTTCGGACTTAATTGAATTAACTCGAAAAGTTTTCAATGACGATTCTTTAGATGGGAGGACTAAAGAGGGTAAGCTTGTTCGAGAATATTTGGTAGAGTGTGGGTTTAAATACAATACCACAAAAAAGAAAAAAGCAAAAAGAATCTTATTGGATGATGACGAGAAAGAGTTTATTGAGCGTTCTGCACAAGATGGCATGAACGCCTATCAAATCGCATGTATTTTATGGCCCGAGAGCCACATTACTCCCCTCAGCAAAGAAACCTTGGTAGTTGGAGAGCATATTAAGCAGCAACGACCAAACCTACTTCAAATGGAAGACTCTGCTTTGGGGAAGAAGTATCAACCCCCGCAGACTCAATTGGCAGCAGTAAAGCTAGTTAATGAATATACTCACAGTAAATTAAAGCCTGATAAGCTAGCATTGAGAGAAAGAAAGTGCGTGGAATCAGTTTTGCAGTTTTTATCTTCTCCTCGACTATTGCAGGTCATCAATAATTATACGGACATTACAGACAGGGAGCTATTTGAGGCAGAGTTTATTCGCACGACTTGGGACAAACCAGATCTAACAGCAGATGAAATAAATCTATATATCAATGTATGCATAGACTATGTTAATCTAAAGAATATAACCAAAGCAATGGAAAAACTAAATAGAATGTTCCATGAAGCAGAGGATCAGAGAGATATGACAGTAAGACTTGCTGAGTTATTAAAAACTAAAAGCGACGAATACAATCAATGTGAAAAGAGAATGGAGTCGCTCATCAACCGTTTAAACGGTGACAGAGCGCGAAGGATACAAGGCAGACAAGAAGAGAATGCATCTATCTTATCTTTAGTACAATTATTCCAGGATGAAAATGAGCGTCAAATTATGTTAAGAATGGCAGAAATGCAAAAAGAAGTAGTAGCAGCAGAGGCTTTAAATATTGAATCCATGCCAGGCTGGAAAGCTCGTGTTCTTGGGATTAGTAAGGGCGATGTAACATGATCGACCCTTTGAAGGATAACCTTTACTGTAAGATTTGTAGTGAAAAATTCAAATCAGAAAGGTCATTGCATTCACACTTCAAAAAACATAAGCTTATTGTAGCAGAATACTATTGTCAAGAGTACCCGCGAATTAACAAATTAACAGGCGACCCCCTTCCTTTTAAGAATAAGTTTGATTACTTTACGAAGGATTTTACTACACGGGAGCAAATGATTAAATGGATTAGCAAATCCCCCGAAGACGAAGTCAAGGACTACATTGTTAATCAGTTAAGTTTTCGTATTCAAAATAAAAAATTGAGATATGCTCCGTTTCACCTTGAATTAGAAATGTTAAAATTACCTTCGATTGACATATTTATCGAATATTTTAATACTTACTCTACTGTTTGCAATGAACTTGATATAGAGCCATTATTTAAACGAGGGCTTAAGTCTCCTGAGCAATTTTTTGAGAGGAACAAAAAATTTGAAGACATTCCTATATTTGTAGATACTCGAGAGCAGAAGCCTCTTGAATTCAAAAATGCCCAGCCCATGAAGCTGGACTTCGGGGATTATACTACAGGAGGTAAAAATTATACATATACTTACGTTGACCGCAAGAGCGAGTCAGACTTCAAGGGAACGCTAAGCCAAGGGTTAGAACGGTTCAAAAAAGAACTCGATAGGGCTCGGGAGTTCAAAAGCTTTTTATATATTGTTGTAGAAAGCGATATCAGGAAGATTCAAAAAAATAATATTTTTGGGGCACACAGGTCAAACCTAGAATATATCTTTCATAATTTAAGGGCGCTCACTCACGAATACCATGACGTGTGTCAGTTTATATTCACAGGCAACAGGCAAAACTCTGAAACGTTAATACCTAAACTACTTCTTGGAGGAAAGAGTTTATGGAACATAGATTTTCAATATTTTATTGACAAATATGGAATTGATAGTCAGGACTAAGTATGGAGGTGCGCACTTTAAGTGTCTGCCTGGATTTATAAATCTTTTTAAAGATAGGAGGTTTATCGTCAGGGAGGGAATGTTTGAAGTCTATAGAGAAATGGAGTATTATGATATTTATATTAAACCACATGATGTTTGGTTAGATTTAATGTACGCGCATAACGAAGGCTTTCTTGAGCCTTCAGAATTAAGGAATTGGCCATGAGCTGGGAGATAGGAAAACAAAAGTACAAAAGCGGGGATGCTAACGAACGTATCGCTGCTAAAAAAGGCTTTCTTGAAGAAAAAGAAGCAAAGCTGCTGCTCTATGAATTTTTAAGGGAAAATACTACCTTCGCCGTGGACTTGGTGAGCGGAGTTAAACTTTTTCCTTTTCAACACATGGCCATTAAGGCTATGATGGAGACTGACTATTTTCTAGGGGTCTGGTCCCGAGGGATGTCCAAATCCTTTACTACTGCTATTTTTGCTTATTTAGATGCGATATTAAACCAAGGAGTAGAAATCGGAATCCTGTCGAAGTCATTCAGACAGGCCAAAATGATCTTTCGAAAAATTGAAGATATTGCGGCCAAGCCCGAAGCAAAGTACCTTGCTCAATGCATCACTCGAAAATCGAAACAGAATGATCAATGGACATTAGAGTTTGGGGATAGCAAAATCCATGCGCTGCCGCTTGGCGACGGAGAAAAGCTTCGGGGTTTTAGGTTTCACAGAATTATCATTGATGAGTTTTTGCTTATGCCAGAGAGGGTTTATAACGAAGTTATCGTCCCTTTCCTTTCTGTGGTACAGAACCCCACTCAAAGAGAAGACCTTTACAAGCTTGAGTCTACCCTCATTGATCAAGGCAAAATGTCTAAAGAAGATAGGTATAAATGGCCAAATAATAAATTGATCGCTTTATCTTCCGCTTCATATAAATTTGAATATATGTATAAGCTTTATCAAGAATTTGAGAATCTTATTCATGGGCATATTAAAGAGCCCGAAAATCCTTATGGTGAAAATGCTCGACGAGTAATTATGCACTTTTCTTATGATTCTGCTCCTAAGGCTCTTTATGATCAAAACCTCATCAACCAAGCCAGGTCTTCTATGAGCCTGTCTCAGTTTGATCGGGAATTCGGAGCGGTCTTTACTGATGATAGCTCAGGCTACTTTAAGACATCAACGATGATGAAATGTACTGTGCCTGACGGAGATACCCCATCAATAGAGATAGCGGGAGACCCTGCTTCGAAATATATTCTTGCCTTTGACCCAAGCTGGGCGGAAACAGAAAGTAGTGATGATTTCGCGATGCAGGTATTAAAATTAAGCCCCGATAATAAAGCTTCAATTTTAGTTCATAGTTATGCTCTGGCGGGATCAAAGCTTAAGGATCATATTAATTATTTTCACTTTATTTTGAATAATTTTAATATTGTAGCTATTGTTGGGGACTATAATGGAGGAGTGCAATTTATCAACTCTGTTAATGAGAGCAAGCTCTTTAAGGATAGCAAGATAAAGATTGAGACTATTAGCGCTAAATTTGATGATATGACTAAATACAATGAATCATTAATTGACGCGAAGCAGCAGTATCAACAAGGTAAGATTTGTTATCTCCGAACTCCTACGTCTAGCTGGATTAGGCAGGCAAATGAAATGTTGCAAAAAAACTTTGATCACAAAAAGTTCTGGTTCGCCTCTAGGGCAATTAATGATGAATATCATTTACAAAGAAAAAAAAGAATACCTATTAATGATATAAAGTACTTGAGTGAAAAAGCTAATTCGGATTCTGTTATCTTAAACCGAGACGGAAAAATGATAGATTTCCTTGAGCATCAGCACGACATGATCAACCTAACAAAAGCAGAGTGCGCCCTGATTCAAATCAAAACTTCCCCTCAAGGGACTCAAACTTTTGACTTGCCAGATAACCTCAAGAGGCAAAATGGCCCAAACAAACCAAGAAAGGACTCGTATTCGGCTTTAGTTCTCGGAAACTGGATGGTTCAAATATATTATGATATGATGTCCGCCGAGGTCAAAAAACCTCCATATGGAGGCTTCACTCCCATGTTTATAAAATAGCTCAGTTAAAAGTGTAAGTTAATGTAACTGCAACATGAAAAAAGAGCGAGATTGGTCACTAAGAATCCAGAAAGTCTATGAATCTTCATCGGCTCCTATCGGCTCGCATTGGTTCGATGCAAAAGTTAATCTTGGTGGTGCGGGTGGATCACGGGAGGTAGTCTTTTTAGTTAAAACAGATACTAAAAGCAGTCCCCCGAGCGGATAAAGTTGTAAAAATGCTTTGTCTCCTTATGATATATAGTGTCAGCACACGAAGTTATATATCAATTGCGTAGGGAAGTCGAGCAGAAAAGCCTTCTTATTAGAAGTTTAGAGAAACAAAATAAAGAATTGGCTCGTCAGTTGAATGAAGCTAGCCTTCGGCTAGACAAATGCTTAAATAAAAAAAGTTGATAAAAGTTCTAAAGTTAACTTTTAACTTTGCTAGACTTTGTGTATAATAGTACATGGCAAGAAAATATACAAAAAAATCCCAATACTGGAATCAGTTTAGTAAAGCTAGCGATAATAGGCAGCCCCTTGAGGACTTATATAAAATGGGGGAAGAGTGGAGCCCAACTTTCCAAGGGGAGCCATATTATATTTCGAAAGCCGCGAAGTATAGCAGGACCTCAAGCGGGGGCAGTTCTACGGGCTATAGGCAAAACGCTGCTGCGGGGAAGCGAATCCTGGATAGATATATTAATATATCAGAGGGCTCATTGCCTTACAATTATAGAGACCAAGGATACGTAGACATTCAAGATGCCATACAGTTATGCCAAAAAGCCTATGCAAATGTAGCAATTTTTAGAAACACAATTGATGTAATGTCTGAGTTTTCTAACTCTAATATATACCTTGAGGGAGGAAACGAGAAGGTTCGAAAATTTATCTACAAGTGGTTGGAGAAAATTAAAATTTGGCAAGTAAAAGATCAGTACTTTAGGGAATTTTATAGAAGCGGAAATGTCTTTGTCTATCGCATTGATGGTAAATATTCTGAGGATGATATTAGAAAAATGCAAACTGTATATGGAGGGAGCGGCCAATATGTGGAAGACGGTAAGATTCCTATTATGTATACATTTCTTAATCCTTATGATATAGTTGCGAAACGAGCTCTAACATTTAGTAAGTCTGGCGGTCAGTATGGTAATTACGCAAAAATATTATCTGAATATGAGCTTGAATCCTTACGGGACCCCAAGACTGATTATGATAAAGAAGTGTTTGAGGCATTAGATCCGAAAGTCAAAAAGAAAATTAAAAAGGGTGCCTGGACTCAGGATGGGGTAACTATACTGCTTGACGCTAAGCGCTTAATTTATTCTTTTTATAAAAAGCAGGATTATGAGCCATTTGCTATGCCTTTTGGTTTTCCTATACTTGATGATTTAAACTGGAAGATCGAATTAAAGAAAATCGACCAAGCCATTGTTAAGACTGTCGAAAATGTTATTTTATTAATTACTATGGGCGCTGAGCCAGATAAGGGAGGGATTAATCCTCATAACCTATCGGCCATGCAAAATCTATTTCAAAATGAAAGTGTGGGCCGAGTATTAGTTTCGGACTACACAACTAAAGCAGACTTTGTGATGCCTGACCTGAATAAAGTTTTAGGCTCTGAAAAATATAAAGTAGTCAATGAGGATATCAAGGAGGCTCTCCAAAATGTTATTGTCGGACACGAAAGATACAATAATACAGAAGTTAAGGCTCGAATATTTTTAGAAAGACTAAAGGAGTCTAGAGAGGCATTCCTTAATGATTTTCTTCAGCCCCAAATAAAATTAGTCTGCCAAGCATTAGGCTTTAGGGATTATCCTCTTGCTTCTTTTGAGGATATAGACTTAAAGGATGAGGCGCAATTCCAAAGAGTTACTACTAGATTGATGGAGCTTGGGATTCTTACTCCAGACCAAGGCATCCGAGCTATTGAGACAGGAGTCTTCCCACATAAGGACGACATGTCCGAGGGGCAAGAGACTTATAGAGACGAGCGAGAAAAAGGTTTTTATAATCCTTTGGTTGGCGGGGTCCCGATGATTGCTCCTGCTCTAGATGAGGCAGAAGATGGTGCTCCTTCTGACGTTAATCAAACACCGCTTTCTCCTGGTCGGCCCTTAGGTACTAAAGAAATAAAACAACAGGTCGCGGCAGAAAAATACAATCGAAAGAACGTTCAAGATACAGTATATGGCATCGAGGAGTTTAGGAAATTTGTAACTGCAGAGGTAAAAAATAAATTTAAGATCAAAAGAATCAGCAAACAAAAGAAGGAGCTAGTAGATTCTTTGTGTGAGAATGTTGTAATTGCTGCCGAAAAAAAAGATTGGGAAAATCAGGCCAAGGAGTGTATTAATGATTTTAACAAAATAGAGAAGCTCTCAGTTCTCTCTGAAATCAATCAAATAGCCGCAGAGCATCAGATTAAGCTCTACGAGGCTTCGCTGTTGTACCACAGTAATAAATAGGTCAATTTTATTTTTTTGTGTGTAAAAGCCTCTATGAAGGATTTTAAATACAAGACTAGCTTTTCTAGCGAAATACTGAGCTGCTCGGTTCTCGAGTCAAATGAGTGGGACTCATGGAATGTTACAAAGGCATCTTTAAGCTCTTTAAAATCCTTAATGCCAGGGTCTATTGATTTAGATAAAAATATAGATTTATTGGGCGTAGCCTTTAATGGCGCAGTGGTTAATAGATTTAACCGCAATGGAGACGGTATTGATACCAAAACTGCTTTAGCTATAAAAGACTACTTTATAAATAAGCCTACAAATATGGAGCACAACAGGCAAAAAGTCGTTGGGCATATCGTCGGCAGCTCTTTTAGCGAATTTGGAACGAATGTATTATTGAGCGATGAAGATGCGACTTTGCAAAAAGAGCCTTTTAATATCGCATTGGCTGCAGTAGTATATAAAACAGTCAATCCTGCATTTGCCACGCTACTTGAGGCCTCTCAGTCCGAGGCGTTCGAGGAGACAATCTCCGCGAGTTGGGAGATTGGCTTTAATGAATACGTGATTGCCTTGGGAGGTCAGAACCTTGGGGAATCTAAAATCATCAGCGACAAAAAGCAAATGGAGGAATTCGAACCCTATCTATTATCAAGTGGAGGGAGCGGAGAAACAGACGATGGAGAAAAGGTCTATCGTTTGGTGGTTGGCGACGTGTATCCTTTAGGCATTGGGTTCACTACCAATCCTGCCGCAGACGTCAACGGAGTAGCGATCGTTAAAGAAGACGATATTCAGAAAAATCTTTCTAAAAAATCACAGGAAAAAGTTTCACATTTAAATGATTCAACTGTAAACACACAAAACACTCAACCGAGAAAATTAACTATGGAAAATAAAGAACTTATTCAACAGCTAGAAGAAATTCTAGACAATAAGCTTTCCAAGAAGGAATACGCCCAGGAAACTGTAGCAAGTCTTGCACAGGTTATTTCTGATGCCATCAAGGAAAAGAGCGACAATTATGTCGAGGAAAAACAGTCTCTCGAAGAAGAGAAGGAGCGCGTAGCCCAGGCTGAGGAGCAGTTTAAGACTTCCGTTAAAGAAATGGAAGAAAAGCTAGCCTCTACTGAAAAGCAATTAGAGGTCCTCGAAGCTGAAAAGCAAGAGAGAGAAGCTAAGGCTCTTTTTAATTCTAGAATGACTGAACTCGATGAAATTTACGACATGGATGACTCCGACCGTAAAATCATCGCCTCAGAGCTCGTCTCCCTTGATCAGGCTGAAACTGGTTACGATGACTTCAAGACAAAGCTAGAAGCTATGTGGAATGTAAAAACTAAAGTCTTTAAGGAAGAGCAGCAAGCCCTGATTCAGAAACGTATTTCTGACGAAGTGGCCAAAGCTCTTGACGCCTCAAAGGCCGAAGCTGACGTTCCGACGCTCAAAAGTGAATCTACTGAGGAGATCTTAGATCATGCCGAAGTAGAGGAAGAAACAGTGCCTAATAATAGCGCGGAATTATCCAAGCAAGAAGAGACGCTGTCCGATCAATTTAAATCGGTTTTTAACCGAGACAATGTTAACATTAAATATTAATTAGTTATGGCACTCAGAATATTACCATTCAGACAATACGCCGAACAAGACGTTATTAATCTTTATGCCCTTAAAGGCACTGACGTAAATAGTCAGCTAGATACTAAGGGTAATGGAGATGCGGGCGTTTTTGTTTCGGTTTCTAACGGAAAGCTTGACGACGGTCCAATTACGTACGCATCTAGTACTTACCTCGGCAAGACAGACTACCCTTACGTTGGTAGAGATCAATACCCTTCTGTACAACTTCGTGCAGGTGTTGCCGCGACAGGCGACAAGGTTTTGGGAATGACTCTTAACCAAACTGCCCTTAAAGACGAAAACGAGGAGAAGCTTCTTTACTACCCTCAAAAAGCTTTAGAGAACCAAGCGGTTCTGTCGGGCCAAGCAGTTCCTGTTTTAACCAGAGGCGTTGTTACGCTTAACGGTTCGGCAGGCGGAGACTTCGGGAATAATGCTTATGTAGACGATGCCAATTGGGCGATCGGCAATGTAACTATTCTCTCGGTTAATGAAGATGGGCGCCTCTCTGGAGTCGCTCCTACGTCATCTCTCATCCGCTCCAATGGTCCTGGTGAAAGTGATGCCCTAGGCGTTATCCTGGCAACGGGGTCACGGGTCGCTGGAGCTACCGCAGATCAGTTCGCTGGTTCTGCAGGGACTACTGGCGCTTACTCAATCGTCAAAATTGACTGCAACTAATAGAAGGAGTTTATAAAATGACAATTACATTAAAAAGAACAGAAGAACAACTCGAACTCCTCAAGGCCATGGCTTCTCGCAATCGCGACGTAGCTTATGAAGCCCAAGCCGCGCTTGGTTCCTTCATGGGACCTATCCTTGCAGAAGTTATTAATAATGCTCCAGCCCTTAGTAACCTGTTTACTACGCTGAGCTTTAATCCAGACGACAACCCAAGTATTCCTCTAGATCTCTATTATGATATCACTGCTGAGGACTATATTACGGTTTATTCTCAATCCATGCCTGGAGGTCTTCCGACCAACCATGTTGCTCCCACCGCTAGTGAGCTTAAGTTTACCACTTATAATCTTGATAGCGCTGTTAGCTTCGACAAAAGATATGCTTCTAAGAGCAGATTGGATGTCGTGGGTAAAACTTTTACTCGCGTAGCCCAAGAAATTCTCTTAAAGCAAGAGCGGACTTCCGCCAACTTGGTTCTTGGAACCTTGGCTGATAGTCCCACTCATCTATTGACGTCTGAGTTTGCAGGCCGTTTCCTACTCGCTGACCTTAACTCCTTGATTACTAAATCTAAGCGCGTTAATGAGTCCTGGTCTGGAGGCACCCCTGTTAACAAACGTAGTGGAGTTACCGACTTGTTGGTGAGCCCTGAGATTATCGAAGATATTCGTGGGATGGCTTATAACCCAATTAATACCAAAATCGGGGTAGAGTCTATTACTAGTACTGCTGGGCAAGCTGCGGTTGGTATCGCTGCTCCCGACGACATTCGCCGCGGACTCTTCAATGATTCTGGTGAAATGGCATCATTCTTTGGAGTTAACCTGATGGAAATCTATCAGTTAGGCCCCTTAGCTGATGGCAATCAGTTCACTAAGATCTTTAATGGCCTTAGCGCCATGACTCGTTCGGACCTCGTATTAGGTCTGGATCTGAGTCGTGACTCGCTCTTTAGAGCGGTTGTACTTGATTCTGAAAGCGGTGCAGAGTTTACTCTCGCTGCAGACGATCAGTATAGCGTGCGCCAGCAAAAGATTGGCTACTACGGTTCCGTAGAAGAAGGAAGAATGGTTCTCGATAAGAGGGCTATCTTCGGCGTAGAGGTCTAAAATCAGATCAAACGTTAGTTTTCAAGAAGCCGCCCTTCGGGGCGGCTTTTTGTGTTCTCGGTTATTGAAGTTTTGTGTACTACTGATTAGTATATAACATACTTTAAATTTTATGGATAGAAGGTTAAACTTATGAGTGAAAAAAAGAAAAGAGGGCCAGGTAGGCCCAGAAAAAATAAGACGAGGTTAGAAAAATTAGATCAAGCGCACGGCATGAATGAACGAGTTCAAAAGGCCAAGGAGCTTGAGGAATTAATTGGGCTTTCAGAAATTAATCCTTACGGGACTAGTATAGCTTCGGAATTTGAAGCGGGGCTAAAACAAATGTCCTTAGTGGATATGCAAGAATTAGCGGTTAAGGTTGGAGTTTTTCCTAATGGTACTAAAACCAGTTTAAAGGCAAAGCTTATGAAGGGGTTCAGCGAATACAATCGCAGTAGCATGCTTATGGCTGCCCCTCAAGAGATTAAGCTCAGCAATCCTAATAGCAAAGCGACCAAAGAAGCCCTACGTTTAATGCGGGAAGGGCTATAAATGAATGATATAGGAAATCTAGCGACCAGTATCTGGGATACCGAGTTCGGCGACGAAACTGGTGTCGCCCATCGCACGGCGGAAATATCCTCTATTTCTGGGTGGCTATCTGCAAATGTCGGGCAGTTAAATAACTATATTTATACATCGTTTAGTGGTGCGTCTGACGGCCAAATGTATCCTGCGGGACAATTTCGTCTAGAAGAGCAGAACATTTTTACCCAAGTTTATTTAACCTATTATTACAAGAAAAAAGCTAGAAACGTATTGAGGGGTATAGACGGCAGCCTTAATAGTGATATAGATTGGATTAGGCTAAAGGAAGGGGACTCTTTAATTGTTAGAAGTAATAAGACAGATGTCTCAAAAGTATATCTTAGTCTCTCTAAAGAGGCTGATGAAAAACTTACTAATTTAGTATACTACTATAATTTATATCAAGCCAAGCCCAGGCAGGTCGCGGGAGAAGACGGCAATCCAAGTCCATCGGGCGCATCATATTATTATAGGTAATGAAATATGGCATCACTAATTGGCAGCGGACAGAAGACTCAGCTTGAGAATGTTTTTGTAGATGTACATGACACATTTTCTCGTACGATTACTATATATACCGTAAAGAAGAAAATCTTTGTCGCCACCAATCAGACTTATAATGCTTTGTATTCTCGCATAAAAGATGCGACTACTGAGAAAAAAACAGTTACCTCTACTACTGTAAAGGCTAGGGTTCAGTATATGACCAAACAATATATTGAAGAAGAGTATGCCCTTCGAGCCCAGACTAACTTGCCTATATCAGAGGGACAACTAAGAATCAAATTGGACGAGGCGGGTTATACGTCATTCAAGTTTGCCAACCGTATAGAGATTGATGGAATAGTTTGGAAGATTAAAACTGACGCATCAAGGATAGGTTTATTTAGTCCTAAATTTTATATGCTATTTTTAGAAAACGCCTCCTAATTATGATAATTAATAAACAACGACTCCAGCGGACCTTAGCGAGAAAAGTGCCTCCTGTTATTAATAAAGAGATCTTTAATAATCTAGAAAAGGAATTTGAAAAGGCTAAAGCGAAATTGCTTAGAGATTTTGAGACGCACAGTGTTACTCAAGAATTAGGGGGAAAAGAGGGGTCAAGCAACCTGAGTATGACTCTAGGTGGGGAGGGCAATTTATATTCATTTATCGGTTTCGCTGGAGAAGATGCGTTGGCTGCCCTAAGGGAATTATTGACCGATGGAATTAAAATAATTAGTAAACAAATCGACCGCAACAAATTAATTTTTACTCTTAAAATATCTGTCCCTGATGGTAATGCAATTGCCGCAGCAACCCCAATGCCTTGGGCGCCTGGATTAAGCTGGGCCGAAGGAATCGAAAAGGGGATTTCTGGCTTGGGGCATTTTTTAAACAAAAGAACTTCTGCTAGTAGATCAGGTCAGGGAATACAGGTAGACTTTAATGTCAGGGAGGGAGAGTTTTCTTCAACTCCATATATGACTAGAATTTTAGAAGATTTTGTTTCTGCTTTAACTCAATTAAAATGAAGGTACAATTTGATCATGAGCTTCAGTCTAGTTTCTATCTATGGTTTGATGATAGGGTAACAAGAATTATGTCTGGCATCAATCCTGATGTTTCTATGACTTTTGATTACTACGCAGACACAAATGACACTCCTTCAAGTTTTGATACTTATTATTCTCCTTATAGACAGTTGTTGGCTAATGGAGTCGGCGTCCCTAGCGGGGTCTATATTAATGGAGTTCTAAATAATCAAAACACTACTGATGCAGGGCAATATTTATTAATTGATTATAATCAAGGTAGAGTGATTTTAGATCCTACTCACTACGGCAGCTCTCTAACTGTCAGCGGCGACTTCTCTACAAAGGACTTTAATGTCTATATGACCAACGAAACAGAAGAAGAACTTTTAATTGAGAATACTTTTATTTTATCTTCTGATAGTAAGACACAATTAGAAAACGCGAATGACTTAAATGTAGATCATTATGTTGTTCCTGCAGCTTTTATCACAATGTCTACATCAGAAAATAAACCTTTTGCTTTCGGCGGTATGGATCAGACTATTTTTAATATTAGGACTGTAGTTATGGCCGATAGTAATTATGGTTTAGATGCAATGCTATCTCATTTTAGGGACACGAAAAATACAATGCTTTGTAATCTTAATTATTCTAATTTTCCGTTCGGGGAATATTTTCATGTTAAAGATCCTCCTTATACATATACAGGGCTAATTAACGGGAAAGCGAAGCATGTTTGGATACAAGATGTAAAAACTTCGAAACTTTACGACAGAAATAGTGTACTTAAATTAAGTAAAGGGATAAAGGTGGGATTTATAGATTTCGGCCTAAATATTGTGCGTACGCCAAGGGTCTGCTCATAAGTAAACAATTTATAGTTCCCATTCTTATTTATTTACTGTAATAACGAATAAATTCAATCACATTTTACAACCTTTAACAAAATAATATATTATGGCAAGAAATAGAGTAATTTATCAAAGTGAAGCATTGTATGTGGGGCCAACTACGGGAGGTTTTTCATCTGTGCATAATGAACTTCACCGAGTACAAAGCATCAGTCACGACATGAGCGCTACTCGTACCGATATTTTCGAATTCGGGCGCTTAGCAGCCTTGGACAAAGTAATGATCGAGGCTCCGACGGTATCATTGGATTTTAGCTACCTGCTAACCAATGGTGAAAACGAAAAGAATATTGGCTTGGTTGTCGAAAGACAAACTGCTGGTTATGCATCCGAGGGAAATAGGATGGATGGCTCAACCCTACCTAATGCCCTGAGTGGCATTCTAGGTAACCCAGGAGGCTCAGCGGACGAAAAGAACTACTATGTAGTAACTGTCCCTGAAGGCAAGGATGCTGATGTAGTTGATGGAGGCACGTCCACAATATATGCTGACACGGTTTACTGGAATCCTCAATCAATAGTTGGATTTGGCAATGGCGTTCTTAGTAACTATTCAATCAACGGCGCAGTTGGAGATTTTGCAAGCGCAAGCGTTAGCATAGAAGCTTTCAACATCTCATTTATTTCGGGGCAAAGCCCCACAAATGCCGACGCATGGTTGAGCGGAGACGCTATC